CGCCTTGTGGTTCTGCAAGGCCTTAGAGTACCAAACAACGAAAATATCATCGGTACTGATACCGTCCATATCGTCAGCATTGCGCCACAGCCATTGCTGGACCTTAAACTTCGCGTAATCGATAAATTCTTGATTAGTCATTGTTAAACACATCCTTTGCTTTTTCTGCCAGTTCCAATGCAGCATCCGCAACGTCGTGTAGTCGCATAATGCAGTCGCCGTCGAAGGCGAATTGATCGTCATCGTAGTATTCGACATCCAGTTCGTCCATCTCTTTAAGCAATTGGCTAAGTTTTCCTTGATACTCTTCTTTAGTCATGGTTATTCCCCTTTGTCACGCATGATTCCACGTTTTTCTTCAATCTGGTCGTAGTACAGCCAGTCCTTAAACTCAATCCACGCGTAGATGGCGAGCATTGTCTGCACCAGAGCATCTTCTGCCGTTGCCTTCAACTCCTCACCGACCAGTTCACATCCATATCGCTTGCAGCAGTCCTCAGCCACTTTCCGCCAGTCGTCGGTGTAGCACTGCAATTCGTCGATACAGTAGCCGTAGTCCGTGTACATACCGGTTTCGGCATCCATGTAGTACATGACCCCGTCGTTGTTATTGTCGATAAATCCGGTCACGTACTCGATGCTCTGCAGCTTGTCACCGCGATAATACTTGTGCTCTTCAACGGTTAGACTCGTGATGTCCTCCTAACTCGATAAGCCGTGCATTTAAGACGGCGATATACGACTGCATAACGTTTTGCTGAATAAGCAGCAGAATGTACTGCCTATCAGTAATAGTTCTGGTGTCAGGTACTGACTGCTCAGTCGTAAAAGATACCAGTTTAACCACTTTGCTGAACAGCTCGTCTCGTTCTTTTGTTACCTCTTTAATCGTTTTTTCATCACTCATAATTCTCTCCTAATCAATCTTGAAAACAGGGATGTTAGGAATCTCCCGATGCTCCGCTTGTCGTTTTTGATCCTGCTTGCGCCTAAAATCGACCGTTGTATAGATGCCTTGACCGAGATAGTCATCGATCACCTTCTTTAGATAGCCGTATGTCGTGTTTGGCTTTGCCATACGCGTTTTGTCGATGATCATCTGGATAACGGCATCTGACATCCCTTGTTCCTGAGCGGACAGCAGTAGCCGTGTGATCTGATCAGTCATCACGCCTAAGCTGTCTGGCCAGCGGATAAAAGACAGTTTTTCGTTTTTGTCGAGAGGTGCCTTATATACATCTCTCTCTTCTGGTATTTCCTTAGTTGATGTTTGATTAGTAAGGTATTTATTTAGTAGTGTGCGATTTTCCAAGATAGGTTTTTCCAAGATAGGATTATCCAAGATAGGAAAATCGCATTTAGGTTTCTGGACATCAGCAGGATCATCATGCAGAACCCACACTGGTGCTCCGAACCTGCCTTTCTTATCACGCAATCTTGTCCGTTCAAGGTAGCCGTATTCCGCCAATTCTTCCAAGCCGCTATCTAGAGAATGGATACCGTCTTTGGCATGCTTGGCTACTTCTTTAGCATAGAAGTCCCAATCATCAGGCATTGACCAGAGATAGTTGAAGATCCCACGTGCTTTCCAAGTCAAACGCTCGTCACGGATGATTGTGTTGCTGGTGGTGGTAAACCCTTTGCTGTACTCCTTTCTGATTCTGACCATCGTTCTCGCCTCCTTATGAGATCTCGATGCTGCTAACCTCTGTAAATCCTGCCAGCTGTTTACCCTGCCGACAGTATTCGCACTTACCGCACGCCTTAGGTGGCTCCTCACCCATCAACACACGCCAGAAATGATCTTGTTCATTGCTGATCTTCTCCAGAGCTTCCTGCATCAGAAACTTTCCATCGCCATCAAAGCTGATGGCGATCTTGTCTGGTGGCACCTGTTTTGATACGCCAAAGATATATGGTTGGCAATCAATACCAAACGTCTGCTTAATCAGTTCCTGATAGATGGCCATCTGCATGTGATAGCCACGATCCTCGACAAAATTGGTTTTCTGCCGCAGTTCCGGGTTCCAGTGTCCTTTGTGGAAATCATCGACTGTCTTCAGATCGCAGAAGTACCCACGATCCAGGCAGAGACTGTCGATCTTACCTTTCCACTGGTGGCCGAACAGTTCACCAGTGACAATGACCTCTTTATCGCCTGGAGCGTAAACGTAATTGAAGAAATCGTCCTCGCTAAGTGCTTCGATCATCTTGTCAGCGATCTTATAGTCGGCTCGCAGATGACCGTCGGGTTCCTTCTTGTTGGGATTGGTCATCATAGCTTTATGGTTGGCGCTGATAAAGTCCGCGTGCGCTTGTTCCGACTCAAAGTAAGAATGTACGTAGTTTCCAATCAGCAACGCCTTAGGATCACTGGTTGGCTCCCAGTCGCCTTTCAGCTTGGCCAGAGTAGCCGCCTCGCACTGCTCAAAATCCTTGAACACTGAAAACGACATGTACTGGAAGTCCGTATCATGACTGTAGTAGTTACTTTTCGTCAACTTCATCGATGTAGTCGAAGATGTCGGTTTGGCCGTCTGCCTCTTGGTTGTCATCGTGTTCTGCCTCCTCTTTTGCTGGTTCTTGTTCTGACTCTTTTACCGGTTTTTCTTGCTCTTGTTCTGGCTGTTCTTGGGGTTCCTCAGCCGTTTCTTTTTCCTCTTCGTGGTTTTGTTCTTGCTCTTGCTTAAAGCCTTCCACGAGCTTATCTGCGGTTGATTTTGGTGTTTCTGGTGTTACGTCTTTGCGTTCAGAATCGTCCTCGTACTCGTTTGCCGTAACGCTGTTGATTGAGCCGGTCAGCAGGTCGCTATCGTCGCTCGTATTGATGACCATCTTGGCAGCCCGATTGATAACCGTCCGCTTAGCCATCTCCTCAGGGAACTTATTCTGAACGTTGTGCTGACGTGACTGTGACCAACTGGCTTGGATCTGTTTCTGTGTCATAACCGTGTAGTTAACACGACCGTCAGTCATCTGGATGAACGCAAAAACCGCTTTGATCGGCTTGTCCAGGTTCTCGAACTTAGGCACGAACTTGGTGACCTTGATTCGGCCAAGCTCGTCAGCACCAATCACGAACTCGTCGCCCTGATGAACTACTTGAGCATCAATATCCTTAACCCCTTTCAGCCGTTTGAGTGCCGTGATAGTGCCAAAGTAAGACCGTTGCATCTGCAGCTGATTGCCATAGACGATGAAATAGCACTGATTCTTAGCCGGGCTAAGCCCTTGCTCGACCATATCCAGCAAAGAGTTAGCGATTGAGGCGGGAACACACTGCAAAGCCGGCCGACCGTCACGTCCTTTGACGTTTTGGAGCGTAAAGAAAGCCGATTTTAAAGCGTTCTGCCATTTGTAGTTTGCCGGCAATGCCAGCCCTTCGTCCGTCAACTGATCGATTTTTTTCGATACTGTGTCTGTAATGTCCTTCTGCAGGATCGCCATTTGATTAGCCATTGTTGTCTTCCTTTCGTTCACGTAAATCGTTTCGTGCAGCAATCAGTGGCGACTGTGCCAGTTCAAGCTCACCGATTGCAATTGACAGATCTGCGATGATCTGGTCATCGTCTCGCTCTCCGCTCAGTGCTTTGAGCATTGCGTGCGTGGCTTTATCCACGCCTTTAAACGCCGTTGCTACGGATTCTTTTTCGTTTGGTGATAAGCTCATATGTTATAATCCTTTTTGTAAAATGTTTTTATTTTCTGCGTAACTAGTGGCGGCTAGTTGCGCTTTTTTGTTCTCCTAAAACCTCTACCATCGTGTCTGGCCCAAACAGCTTGACTGCCAGCTGTGACCGGATGAACGGCTTCCAGGCAGCCTCTACGCTGACTAAGGTAGTCAATACAAATGCCGTTGTCGTGAACCCGTCTACCCAGCACCAACAAGCCAGGTAGGCAAGCACGATCCAGTTAATTCGGGTAACGTTGTTCATATCGTTTCATCTCCCGTTCAATCTTCTTGATGCGACTACTCAAAATGCTGTGATCCACCATCAGCAAAATCCCAAAAAGCGGTGCGAATAGGTCCATGCTGTTCCTCCTAAATTTTTGCGCTCCAGTCAATTTCACGCTTGTGTGCTTCTATCCATCGAGATGCTTCGTACTCAAAAATGATTGACTTCTTAACCCCTGACGTTGCATGCGGTGCGATTACCCAACCGCCGTTTGCAAAATCGGTTTCCGGGAACTTGTCGAAGATGTATAACCGTACCCAAGGGGCACTCTTACCACCGCAATACTTACGGCGGAATTCATTAATATCAATCGTTCTGCCAATCGCGTCTTCTTTAGGAATTAGCCCTAAACTATCAACCGCCTCTAAAACGGCGGAATTAATTGCTTTGTCGTCAATTAATAGTTCCATCTACCCATCTCCTTTCGGTTGTATACTTGACTCATCTCCTAACGAAAGAAGGTGAACTTAGTTGTGGTTTTCAATTCGTAAATCTTCAAATAGTCAGTATTATTTCGTTATTAAGTCAGAAAATAACGAAGTAGTTGCTACTAGTGAGCTTTATTACACCAAGTATTCATGTAAAAAGACCATTGATGCTATTAAAGTTGGAGTAAATCGCAACTCTATTGTTGTTGACACGACTGAATAATTAATCTATTCAGTGTGTTAGCTAGAGACAGGTCTGCAGCGGCTTGTTCTTCAAGCTGTCGTGCAATTTTCTCTAGCTCTTTTTTGGTTTCCTGATTCATCTATACTCCCTTCTTCCTGGTTGTATACTTAAGTCATCTCCTGATGAAAGGAGGTGACTATATGGCTACTAACCCTCCAAAAAACAATGCTCGAAAGGGTATGGTTCGTGGACGTTCTCAGGTTCTAAACACCAAGACCAATCGTTACGTTAAGCGCGATACGAAAACTGGCAGGTTTTTAAATGTCAAACAAGACGGAACTAAGTTCAAAGGTGTAAGAACTGAGAAGTAGTCTTTTACCGGCCAGCTTGCTTTGCAGGCTGGTCTTTTTTGAATCCAATTTGTTTCATCTGACTGCATTGCTTCGGCTTCTGGCAATATGTGCTTTCTAAATGCCGAAATGCTCGTAATCCTTTCTTCATATTGCATCTCCTACAGCCCTAAGTCGTCGTCTTGAATCTCCAGCGCGTTGTCCTGGAACACTTTCAGCGCTTCAGGAAAGTATCGCCAAGCTCCATCGTGATCGCGGTAGCTCATATCGGCATCACGCTTAACCCCTAGCTTGTTGGCCCATTTGCCAATCGCAATCGGCGACACGCCAATGATGTTGCCAATCTCGGTTGCTGAATACTCTCGGCGTGCACCTACCGGCAGTGCCGACATGGCTCGAATTGCTTCGTTGCGGAAGTCGGTGGCCATACGTGGCCGCTGGTAATCGTCAGCAACTTTGCCAAGCTCCAGATACAGCTTGACATCTTGATTGCGCAGCTCGTGCGCCTTGTTGACGTTCTGCTTGCGCATCTCAATCAGCCATTCTCGCTTGTACGCGAGCTTCTCATGCTCCAGGCCACTGTCAATCGCAACCGCTTTACCGTTGTGCTCAGCCTCGTACTCGTTAAATAGGCTGACATAAGTTGCGGTGAAGATTGTCCCTTTGCGTCCAGTCAGTTTATTGGCCACAAATTCGCATCCCTGCTTAGTCAGCAGGTAGCATGGCTTAGTTCGATTTATGCTGTCAAGATAATCAGATTCGATGAAGAAATCAGATGGGCTCAATTTTGAGCTCATCTCCAAATCATTGATATAACTACGAATGTCACGCATTAGGTTCTTGTGAGTCTTGCCAATCATCTTGGCAACGTCCCGGCTGTCGATCACTTGTTGCTTGGACTCACCGACATAGCGAATCACTGTGTCAGTATTTACGTTTTGCATTGTTTACACCTCTCCTTACTCATCAATGCGTAATTTCAATGTAAAAAAAGAGAGTCCACATTGATGTGATATAGATCACACATATCTAGGACCATCTTAACTGGCATCTGCCCTGGATTGTTCTCATATCTGCTCAACGTCTGATATGAGATACCCAGTTTTTCCGCAGCTTCTTTCTGAGTCAACCCAGCATTGACCCGAGCCGCCTTCAATGTCATTGTCAACTTATCATCCCCTAGAAGCCGAATAGACTGAGTAAGGATAGAATGAGGATCCCTACTAACAGCCATAATTCGACTCTTTCTCGTGTTTCTTTTTTCATTGATTCTTACAACTTGTCAAGGTACACTAAAGCTCGGGGAGAATTAACTCCCCTTGCTTTATGTTTTTAGAGCCAAGCAATTAGATGATCGATCAGTAAGACGATAAAGGTAATGATTTCTAGCCAGAACCGAATCGTTTCACGTCGCTCAGCTTTTTGTTGGGCTCTTTTTTGTTGCCTCGACAAACCGCTATGCTCCTTTCTTGTTAAGGTCTTGATCAACCTTACGAGTATTATATTATTACTCATCAATGCGTAAGTCAATGCTTTTTTCCTTTTTTCTAGAATTTTTTTCATATTGATGCGAAATAAATGATATTATTAATGAAAAAAGGAGATGCTATTATGCCTGGTAAATCGCTGACTCCTCAAGAAATGGAATACAAGAAAATAATATCGTCTCGCTTAAACGAATTATTGCTTAAAAGCGGAAAGAAGAAATCAGACATCACAAGACAAACGGGTCTTCCTGCCAGTACTTTAACTGGATATTTTGGAGGTAAAAGATTACCGTCAGAAGAAAATGTCGTTAAGCTTGCTAGTTTCTTCAACGTAAGTGAAGACTACATCGATCCACGACTTGACCCGAATATTGCATTAAACTCTCACCGCGACCCCAAGGAAGACGATGAAAAGCCTCTGACCAGAAATCAGAAACTGATTGCTTACTCTATCGATCCAGACATTAGCGATGAAGAACGCCAAGCAATCATCGAAATGGTTCAGGCTGCAAAAAAATTCCGCCGTCGTATCTAGGTGCCCTGCCATGTCTGACTTGGAGATTATTGAGGATTTATATCCTGAGCTGCGGTTCTGGTTTATTGATGTCCCAAGCCCACATTATCACGGCCATATCGAAGGAACTGACGTCTATATCAACTGCAATCAGAGCAACGATGACTGGATCAGGACTTCCCTGCATGAAGTCGTTCACTACAGCTACGATTACTGCAATTTGTCGAACGCCCGCAGTGTAAAGACCATGCGTTCCGAAAAATGGGCCGTCTGCGAATCGCAGCGTGTATTTAGAAAGCTGTTTAGAAAACATGAATAAGAGGACCAAATTAAATAAAAAAGCCCTCTCCGAAGAAAGGACGTGAAGATTATGGATCCAAATCAAATAGAAGCATGGAAGAATTTTCTGCCTCAAAGCACTATTGAGTATTTAGTCAACCCAGCAACAAGAACAATCGGCCAGGCGTTAGATGGCGTTGCTACGGCTCTTTGTTGGCCACTATTAAAACTTAGAATTATCCAAAAGGCAAAACTCGAACAGTTTACAAAAGAGATTCGAGAAAAGAACAAACAAATACCAGTAGAGAATCGTGACTCATCAAAGGTAGGCTTGGCAGTTAAGGCCATTGAAGAAGCTCGTTATCAGCTTAACGAAGATGATATTCGCGAATTATATGTTAACCTTATTGCTTCTACTGTAGACAATCGCAAAAATAATGTTGTTAGTCCCAGACTAGCTACTGTTGTTTCTCAATTTGGTCCTAGTGAAGCTAAGTTTCTTAAAATAATCTATCAGCAAGGCGGTCAACAACTGCCATATGGCCAATTAAGGTTAGATCTTGGTAACAGTTACGGATATACGTTTCCAACTAAAATTGCCATTGATGATAATTCAAATATAGTTAACAACTTTAACTCATCTCTTGATATTCTTGTTTCTCTGGGCGTTGTTAATGATAATCAATCTAACAAACTGGCAAAAAGTGATGACAAATATGCAATAATAGAAAAAATTCTCAGAATGACTATCAACAAGCCCATGGAATATGAATCTAACGAATTAAATTTAGTACATTCGTATATTAATTTGACTGATTTTGGCCACGATCTTTGCAAATGCATTTTTGAATGAGCAGCTTAATCGCAGCTACCTGCTCATAATTCAGAATTGTCTTATCGATTCCTTGAAATTCGTCATGTAATATAACCTGCCCATCAACAATTTCAAACGGATTTTTCTCAGACATTTTTACACCTCGAACATTAGTTTCTTTAATTATAGCATTTAAAATCAGCTGACCATGCGCGTTATTTATAGAATTACGTCCAAGCGTGATCGACGTTAAAAGCTACCATTGGGAGGAAAAATGTCACGAAGTGTATTTCGTAAACCATCAATCAAAAAGTCTTTAGCCGCAAAATACAAAGGATTCTATACCAGAAAAATAAAGAAAAGTCTTATTCCTGGATATGGAACGAAAACCGCAGGATGGTTGCACCCTAATCGAAAACTATATAATAAAATTTATTATCGTACTTCTATAGATACCAGAAAAGCTTTTGCTAAAGCATTAACTGGCAAAAAGAGACAAAACGTTTCTACAAATACCTCAGATGAAAAATTACCATCTGGTTTTTGGGATGTTTTGATGATCATTATCACTGCAATTTTACTTACTGCCTGCCATATCTTTTTTGCAATTATATTTATTTTTTTAATTGGATGGCATGTAATTAACAGGGAAAAACAGGAGGACAAATAAAAATGATTTTTCTAGGTTGGATATTTATTCTTTGGGCAGCATACCTATTACTTAATCATCGGCATAATGTTAAAGACTCAAAGAAACTGATTGTCGGAATTGTTTCTCTAGTATTTTTGGGCGTAGTTATGTTTGCTGTGGGAAATTCTAACAGTCACTCATCAACAAAGCAGCAGACTTCTTCCAAAGTTGTAAAGAAGCATCATTCCAAAAGAAAGCAAAAAAAGATGTCTAGCAATTCCTCCAGCGAATCTAAAGCATTAAGTGAATCGTCAAGCAATGACGATTCTGACAACAGCTCAGTAAGCTCATCCAACAATAGCATTTCTTCAACCGATTCATCTGTCGCTTCAGAGAATGATTCTGAACCAAGTACTACTTCTCCTTCAAACAAAGGCGATATGATGACTGATCAGCAAGGTACTATTGTTGGTAATTCTAAAACAATGGTTTACCACACACCTGAGCAAGCTGGTTACCGGATGAACTCTGCTAATGCTGTCTATTTCAATTCGGAGGCCGAAGCGCAAGCAGCAGGTTACCGCAAAGCTCTTCGCTAATTATATAAAATTATTATTGGGAGAAATAACATGAAAAAGATAGTTTTAATTTGCGCTACTGTAGTTTTAGGAGCGACTCTTACTGCATGTAGCAGCTCTCCATCACAAAAATCCACAAAGATCAGCAGTAGTTCTTCATCGACTAAATCAGTTCAAAAGCACAAATCCGCAAAGAAAAACAAACAAGAAAAAAAGAAGCAAAGCTCAATTAGCTCGGCTTCTTCTAGTTCATCTCAATCTCAAACTGCTGCTCAACAAAATGATGGTTCTCAACAACAAACAACGCAAGCAAATCAATCATCAAATAGCAATAATTCTTCTGTAAATGGCAATGCTTCATCAGATATCGACAATTTTAATGGAGACATTCACGATTTTGTTAATACTTATGGTGAAACTATGGCAGCTTATAAGATTGATCATGGCATGTCAGTGAAAGATGCTCTTTATTCCACACCTGACAACATGAAAACTTCTGGTGAAATGCAAGATCAGTATATGTACGAGCAGGGAAAGGATCCTCAACAGGAATACCAAAATGCTGTTGATCAAGGATATTAAAAGGCTACCCTTAGTCCAATAGAAAAAATAAAAGCCCTCTCCGAAGAAAGGACTGACGTAAATTGGAAGATAAAGAAAGGAGCAGTAAGCTTGTCTTTACAACCATATGAGTATCTAACAGACAGATTAGACGATCAAATAAGTTGGTATGATAAGAAAAGTACTACTCAAAAGAAATGGTATTATTGCTTAAAAGTCGTCACTTTAATCTGTACATCCTCAATTCCTGTTAGTTCAGTAATATTTAGACATCAATCTTTCACAGCCATTATTACGGCAATCATGGCTGCAATTGCTACTGTTACAGAAGGTATCATGACATTAACTAAATGCCATGAAAAATGGATTGTATATCGTTCAAATGCAGAAGTCTTAAAACATGAAAAGTATTCCTATCTAACATCTTCAGGTGCGTACTCTAATTTGAATGATACTGAAAAATTCCATAACCTAGTGGATCGTACAGAAAATATTATTTCTAACGAAAATACCAATTGGGCCTCATTAGGTAAGAAGAAAGGAAGATCTATTCAATGAAACATAAATGCTTTATCTCATTTAAAACAAAAGATATTTCATATAAAGAAACCATTCAAAATGACTTAGATGTCGATATGATTGATAAGTCACTTAATGAACCAATCAATTCTGAAGACGAAGATTATATAATGCGAAAAATACGAGAAGATTACTTAAAAGATTCCACAGTTACTATATGCTTAATTGGAGAACATAGCGCAGAAAATAATCTATTTGAAAATCAGCATTATATTAAACGAGAGCTACAGGCAAGTTTATATGGCAACTCAAACGGCATTTTAGGAATAGTGCTACCTGAAATGACTGATAAGATTTACAAAGGAACCTACACTTGTGAAACATGTGGAGAAGAACATAATTATGTTGCAATTGATGATAGTACGGTTATCAAAGAATTTAGTATAAATTACTACATTCCTGACCACAAAGGCTGTGCTTGGGGAATCGATGATAGATATTGTATTTTAGTAAAATGGGAAGACTTTGTTAATTCACCAAACTCATATATTGACGCAGCTTTTGATAAAAGATCAGATCCTATAAGCAAAAAGATTACCGTTTTTCCGAAATAATACGATATGTTTTTTCAAAGATTTCTTTTTTTACTGGCCATATTTCTCCTTCAACGCCAATAATAATCCAATCTCCAGCATTAGCATGCATTACCCCTTCGATCGTTTGAATATCTATAGGTCTATTTGTTTGATAAGCTTCAACTGGTATATATTTTTTTACTACTTTATATAATTTCATAATCTATACTTCCTTTTATTCGACCAATTTACAGCTATTTTATCATACTCATGGGCGCGATTCTGGAGCGACACCAGGATCAAATACTAATTCTCTACCCAATTCGCATTGTAATAATAATGGGGGTGGTGGAAATATGGACAAGTATGTAACACATCAAGAATTTACTAGTGCCATGCATCAAATTGATAAACAATTCAATAAACTAGATTCTCGTTTTGACTTAACTGATGAAAAATTCAATACTCTCAACGCTAAAATTGATAATTTAACCAAAACCATGTGGTGGATAATGGGATTAATCGCCGCTGGATTGATTGTACCGTTGTTAACTTTTATGGCTCACGCGATACTAAATAACTAAAAAGCCCGGCACAGCGCCGAGCTTAATTTTTGCACAATTAACGAACGTACGTTTAAGAAAGGAAAATATCTCATGGCTTCAATCACAAAGCGTAACGGGAAGTGGCAAGTTCGGGTTGCTTGGCGTGATACGCAAGGCAATTGGAAAAGTCGAAATAAGAGCGGTTTCCCGACTAAAGCAGCTGCACGAAAATGGGGTATCGAACAAGAGCAACTATTAACTAGTGGTCAAATTAATACTTCCAATCCCGAATGGCCAGCTTACTTTCTGGAATGGTTTAACACGTTTAAAAAAGATAAGATTTCAAAATCTACAGCTCGTTTGTACCTTAAAACATCAGAACGAATTTCGGACTACTGGGGTCACGCTAAAATTAGCACGGTTAACCGCAGACAATACCAAGACTTTATGAATCAATTTGGCAAAACCCACGCTAAAGAAACAGTTCAAAAAACTAATTCAATTATTCGAGCGTGTGTTAAAGACGCTATTCTTGATGGCGTTATTGCCAAAGACTTTACCCAACGTGTGGAATTGATATGGTCTAGCGATGGTATCAAGGTTAAATATTTAAGTGTTCAGCAAATCAAACAATTAGTAGACTCACTTAAGGACGGTATTACGCCCAGAATGGTTAGCCGTTATATGATAATCACGGCAATTTTAACCGGTATGCGCTTAGGCGAAATTATGGCGCTTGATTGGAATGACTTAAACGTTAACTTCAAAACCATACGAATTAATAAATCCTACGACTATGTAAATGGTGGCGAAATCAAAGCACCTAAAACAGAATCATCTAATCGAACTATCAGGATTAATCAAGGACTAGTTGATTTGTTGCTTGAACTCAAAGCTAATAATCAAGACATGATTTTCAAAACTAGAGTGGGTACAATTCCGGGCTCAACGGCAGTTAACAAAACCCTCAAGAAACATCTTGCCAGTTGTGGCATTGAACGCAATAATTTCCACTTCCATAGTTTGCGCCACTCTCACGTTGCCTTGCTATTGGACAAAGGTGTCGACCTATTTGCTATTAGCCAGCGACTAGGACACTCTAACATGACAATTACGGCAAAAAAATACGCTTATCTCATTGACGAACATCGGGCAAGATCTAATGACCAAATTGCTCAAGTTCTCGATGAAATAAGCGGTAAAAATAACGAAAATAAAGTTGTCGTTGCACCATTGTTGCACAAACAAAAATAA